TCCCCGCCGGCATGCCCATCCCCGCCTACGCGGCGGCGGTTCCACGTGAAACACGACCCGTCAACATCACCGTCTCCACCCTGACCGCCGACGCCCGCTCCGGGCAGGCCGTCGTGGACGCCATACGCGACTACGAGCGCACCACCGGCCGCCGCCTGATAGGATAGGGAGTATCATGCACGTCTACCCGCCCGTGAGCCGCTTCGACTTCGCGCCCAAGCACTGGCGCCAGCGATCCGGCGACCAATGGACCCAAGACCGCGTCCGTGTTTTCGTCCCCGACAGCGAGCGGCACGACCCGAAGGGGAACTTTACGTTCAAAGCCAACTCCAAAGAACTGGTCACGATCGACCTGCCGCCGATCCCCGCATCCTGGGAGCCGGCCGTCAACGTCACCATCAAATGCCCGACCGTCACCGGCGCCACCGCCAGGATCGGGATCCAGGGCGCCATCCGCACCCAGACCATGGACGGCACCGACCGCACCTGGCTCTCCTACAACCCCCGCTATCTGCAGCGGCTCACCATAGAGACACCGGAGGTATGCGACGGTCAGGAGTGCGAACTGCACGTGGAGCACGAGTTGGAAATCCCGGGTGGCGCCATGGCGGCCACCGGGCCGGAGGCCTACGCCCTCATGGCCCAGCTCCCCGACCCGGCCTCCGCGGACCAGCGGCTCGGCAAGATAGTCCTCGGCTCTACGACGCTGCCCGACCCGAACAGGAAAGTCGGGGACTGGGACACGCTCGGCTCCATCAAGCTGGGCGAGTACACGCTCGCGCCCTCGGACGCCGACCTGGTATGGGTGAACATGCTCGAAAACGGCACCACGGTCACGACCGAGCGCGGCCTGGACTACGACGGGATCACGTCCGCCTACAAGATCGGCACCATGAAAGCCGTATACAAAGACGCCTATGATCCCCGTGTCGCCAAGATCCACCGAGGCCGCCGGACCATCCTCGTCCACTGCCCGTCCGCGACGCCGATCTTCACCGGCACCGTCGATACGGTCGTCTCCCACTACCAGCCCGACGGCACCTACACCACCGAGATAACCTCCGTGGACTCCACCGCCAAGCTCGCCGCCAAAACCTCCGTCGGGCCGCTCTCCGAGGGATGGGTGTGGACGGCGAACGGCATCGGCGAAGTCACCGGCCCCAACGGCATCTCGTGGCACACCACCCTCAAATCCGACAACGGATGGTCCAGGCTCGGCGTCCACCGCGCCCCCTACACGGAGCGGTCCCTAGCGCAATGGCTGGATATCATCACCGCCACCGGCTGCCGACCGTGGTTCATCGACTCGCGCGGCTGGCTGGCGTTCGCCTGGTCCCCGCCCGACAACCTGCCCTCCGGGTACCTGATCGACGCCGGCGGCATCACCGAATACAAATCGGGGACGGTCTATCCGCAGGCCACGGAGGCCTCGATCGACTACGATGCGTCCTCCGCCATATCCCGGCTCGATATCACCACCGACCACGTAGACCAGGAATGGGACTCGAATCAGAAGAAATGGAAAGACAAAGGTACCCTGAGCCAGCAAAAGACTACCGTGTATGAGCGGACGATCGAATCCGAGTTCGGGGAACGCAAAAAGAGCGTGAATATCTCGGTCAACACGTTTGAATTCCTGCACAACCAAAACACCTGGGCGGCCCGGACCGTCGGAACATTGACCAAGAAGCTCTACTACAACTACCCGTCCGCGTGGCCGTCGGCGGTCACCCTGCCGGCCTGGCACGAGGCCGACCCGGCCGTCGCCCACCCGTACCGGGTCCACGGCGACGCCATGGCCACCGTCGGGCGGACCGCCCAGCTGGACCTGACCGATATCGTCATGGTCTCCACTATCCAGGACACCTACCCCTGCCACATCAAGGGTATCAAGTGGTTCTTGGATACTACGAGCGTCAAAACGACGCTCGAACTACAGAAACCCATCCCATATGAGCACGTGCCGGCATGGCTGGAAGCCATCCGGTGGAAAGGAAAGGACTGAGGTGTATAATTTCACCGACGGCGAACTCCTGACGGCGAAGAAACTCAATGATACGTTCTTGGAGTGCCGTACCGAAGCTATCGACAACAGCTTGGTGGCGTCGCACACCAACGGAACCACTATCTCGGGGACCGCGACTGCGGCCTACTGGAAGAAATGCCGGATCGTCACGGGCATCGTCTTCGCCTATCCGACGTCGATCCAGGATGGGTTCACCTACATGCCCGAAGCCGGCTTCCCCGTCACGTTCCAGGAAGGCGTGTGCTCGATCACCTGCACGCCGCTATCTGGGATCAACAATGCCCAGTTCCAGTGCCAACCGCCCCCGGGGCCCCTCGAAATCGACTCACTGTCCACAGAGAAGTTTCGGGCGCGCTTCCGCGGATCCGGCGGCAACGTCCCGTATGCTTTCATGTGGACCGCAATAGGATACTAGAGAAAGGCACCAAATATGGCTTGGTATCCCGGGGCCAACCACTGGCCCCTCAACGCCGAGACGTCGGACCGGTCCCACACGCCGGTGCGGATGACCCTCCACACCGCCGTCTCCGGCGCCCAAAACCTCTACCGCTACGGGCCCTACCGCGGCACCTATTCGACGTTCTACGTCAACAGCGTCGGGGAGGTGTACCAGTACGCCTCCACGTCGCAGGCCACTCGGGCCTCCGGAGCCGGGAATTTTGGCGACATCAGCGTGGAGACGTGGGACGGCGCCTCCGAGCGTGCCCTCACCGCCTCGCAGGTGACCGCGCTCGGGCAGCTCCTCGCCTGGATATGGGACACCCACCCGCACGTCCCCCGGAGGATCGCCACGCCCGGAGACCTGAGGGGCCTCGCCTGGCACCGGCTCGGCTGCGCCGGGGATTTCGGGAGGTTCGACCCGACCGACAGGAAAACCTGGTGCCGCGCGCAGACCGGCGCCCGCTGGTCCACCGCCTACGGGAAAAACTGCCCGTACGACGCCAAGATCGACCAATTGGACGATATCTACCATGCCGCGCTCGGCGACAGCCGAGACGATCCAGAACCAATCAAACCACCGCTAGGAGACACTATGATTATTGTGTGGCGTGTAGGCGACAACGTCGCCTACCTGGTCACCGGCTGCAGCATGCGCCGGATCAGCTGGGAGGAATACCAGGCGATCAAGATCGCCAACCCGGACATCCCCGAGCACAGCGCCTATCCGGAGACGGTCCAGACCCTCATGGAAGCCGTCCACGCCCAGGCCAAGAGCCTGCTCGATGACCTGCGGGCGCTGGGGGCGAGCATATGAGCATCCTCCTAACCGTCCCGGCCATCGTCGCCCTCACCAACCTCGCCAAACGCACCGGACTCCCATCCCGGTGGGCGCCGCTGGTCTCCGTCATGGTCGGCGTCGCCGTCGCCTGCGGGGACGCCTTCTCCGCCGGCGCCGGCTACCTGGACGCCGTCGCCCGCGGGATCATCCTGGGCCTGACCGCCTCCGGCCTCTACGACCTGATGCCCGGCGAACCTAAAGCGAACACGGTCAACGTCTACGGGAAGGACTCCGTCCGCACGGGGCGCCACTCGGCGGCCACCGGCACCCAG